CTTGCGTTCGGCCAGCAATTCCGCAATGTCATCGTCGTCAGTCACGTCAAGCTCCAGATTAAAAGTTTCGCAGAAAAAGTGGCGACAAAGCAGGCAACGCCAGTTGCGCCGATGGCGAGCACAAGGTCGGTTATCTGCTCGACTGGGCTAGACTCTTCCGGCTCGTCTCTGAGCGGGCAGTCCCGGCCCTGGTTGCAGTCGTTGTTGCAGCAGGTCATGCGCCATCTCCCGCAAACTTTGCCAAGGCCGCCCGAACCAGCACAAGCTCGGGCATCGTCGTCAAACCTGGGTGCTTACTTTTCAGCAGCGTGTCCATATCGGTTAGGACTCGCTCGGCTGCGGTTAACGCCGCGTGCATCTGTGCAATAGCGCTCATATCAACCCCATATAAAAAGTGATGCGATCATCGCAACCAGCGCCACCACGCAAGCCCACAGCACAATCCGGTCATGTGGGTGCACAGGCTCAGGCGTGGTGTAGATGCCTCCGCGATGGCCTGGCCCGAAGGCCTCCTCTAGGGTTCGGCTGTATCGTCGGGTTGAATCGTTCATTTTGAGCACCCGCACGATTTAGCCGCAGGCTGTCCAAAATAGCAGCATTCATTATCAGCGCACGTTTTTTTCGTTAACGGCATTGGTTTTGATTGCACAGGAAAATCAACATCAACCTCAATGACTTGAGCAATTCGCTCTTTGGCATCAGAGATTGTTGTTTCGCCAATTTGAATTTTTGTAAACTGTGATTTTGTCGGGTCAAGCGCAATCAATGCCCTGGCAAACAGATCAATGCGGCCTGAGCTTACTTTTGTGTTGATGCTTCCGTTTGTGCACTGGCGATTAAATGCGTGCATGGCTGGACTCCAGTCTTCTGTTTTCGTCAAAACCATGCTTCGATAATTCGCGAGCACTTGGGCCGACTTGTAAGGTCGCTCGCTTATAAGAGTGATAGCCGCCGACCGCATTGCGACCGATGAAAAAATCGCTCGTTTTGTTGGAGTGGCAGCAACAACCTGAGCATGCAAAAAACCAATAGCTCCAGCGGTTTCGCCAACCTCAAGAATCGTCGGATTGTTTTTTTGATTGTTAAGTGCAAAAGAAAGAAAAAACCGAGCGCATTCAGCAAGTTCCCTTTCAATGCGTAGCGCGTCTGATATGCTGCGCCGCTCATGCTGGTCGATGGCCTCAAAAGCATCGTCCGATAGGTTTTCAGTCACCATCATTTCAATGACGACGCCGCTGGCAATGACGGCATTTAGCCGGTGCTGCAAGTCAATGCCTCGACCGTTTGCGCCAAACGCAATGCCTTGATGCGTAAGCCGCCAGCCGCCTTGTTTCATGGTAGACGCATAAAACTCAACTCGACCAGGGCGCAGTTTGCGATTGTCGGCGTTTGCCGCAAGCAATGCGCGAGCTTCATCTGGGCCGATGATAAGCGTGCGGGTGACTACCTGGGTTTTTACAGGCCGTGCGACAAGTCCAGCGTCGGCTAGTAGTTTGTTAACGATGCTCATTCTCTTTTCTCCTGTTGATGGGCCTTGCGGCCCGGTTGGTTTATGCAGCCCTAAGTGCGTGATAGACCTCGCCAGCAAATTGCTTGTAAGCGCCTTTACCAAACAGCATGTCAAAAGCGACGTTAATTTCAATGCCGGCTTGAACCAGAGTTTTCAAGACTGCGGAAAACACTACGTTTTTGTCGGTGGTTCCCAGCAGGTTTGCGACTTCGTTCAGTTTTTGTGCGGTGATGGTCATGTCGTTTCCTTGGGTTGCTGTGTTGATGCCTCAAGCATAACACCATCCCGCACAATCTCACACGGTATTTTATAGGGACAAACCCTATGCTTCTGCTGTCTGTAGCCTTTCTTGATCGGCTCTGGCCTTGGCTTCGTCTAGCACGTCACTCATCCCGCGCTCCTCCAGGACTTCGATCAGTTGCTGTAAAAGCGTTTGCCGGCGTTCCTCCAGTCGGATCAGCTTTGCCTTGAGTGCATCCTCGTCTATCACTCGGCGCTCTAGTGCAAGCTTTGCAGCCTCGGCATCAAGCGTCAGACGGTCTTCAATCGGTCGGGAAATGCCCTCGACAAACCAGGCTCTTTTCCACTCCGCGAGGGTGGCGGCGATCTCAAGCCGCCTGGTCTTGATCTGCTGGAGTCGAAATTCTGGTGATGGATCGTTCATTCTGTACCGCCATATTTAATTTGCTGGGCCAGCGTCGTGCGCTGTGAATCTTCAAAAGCAATCCCTGCTTTGACGTAGTGCAGTATCTGATCGGCCAGAGTGCGGGTGTTGATGCCCGCATTCTCTCGGAGCTGCGCTTCTACATCTGCTGGAAGTCGCATCGTCATGTATCGGCTTTTTGTTTTGTTTGTCATGTGTTGCAATCAAAAAGGCACGTCGTTATCCATGTCATCAAACCCACTGCCCTGCGTCGATGCGGGAGGTGCTTGGCGAGGCGCTTGGCGAGGGGCTGGTGGTGCGGCTGCGTCCTTGCGTTTAAACCGCAAGCTGTAAAATTTCCCGCCATCGCTGTTGCGGGTTTTCTGCCAGCCGTCCATCCAGTACTGAACCCCGTCAATCTCGCACTGACCCTTAATGTCGGGGTGCTTGTCGTCGGTCTTGCGCTCGTTTTTGCTGATGATGCCGGTCAGGTTGTTGTCGTATTGAGTCATGCTGTTTCCATTGAGTTAAGTTGCTGAACCATCTGCGCCACCTCGGCAAGAAAAGAAGTCACTTCTTGCTCCAGGCTGGCAATCATTTCGTCGTCGCGCTCCACGCGAATCACGCACAGTTGAAGGTGCTCGGGAAACCTGGGATCGAAGCTCACAAAGTCGCACCACTTGCGGCCTGTGCAGGCCATTTGCCACTGCATCTGCGTGATGTATTTGCCGTCTGGCTTTTTCGCCAGCAGCGTCTTGGCGTGTGTCGCTGAGTTGGGGCACTTCACCTCAATCTGCCCGTCTTTGTCCACCAGGCCATCAGGCGAGGCTCCAGACATGGCAATCGTCGGGTGAGGCAGCATCGGCACTTCATCCACGATGTGCCCGGTGTGGGCCTCGTATGCGGCCCTGGCGAGTGGCTCAGTGTCGGTGCCCCACTGCATCGCGCCGTTCGTGTAGGACTCCTGGCGCTGGCCTGTGATGCGTTCCAGGGCCAGTTCCACCCGGTAGTTCTCGCGGCTGGTTGAGTAACCGCTTTTCGTCTTGGCGATCACATCGGCAATGCGGCTGGCCGTGGCTTTGCCCAGGCGTTGCAGGAACCAGGCTTCGCTGCCCTGCGCGATCATGCTGCCACCTCTTGCAGTGAAGCCTTGTGCTCGGCTGCGGCGTTCTTGAGCATCTTGTATTCGCTGGACTTAGGATCGAACTTGCCCACCTCGGCTTTCCAGTAGAGGTTCAGCGACTCCAGGCTACCGGCGCTCTGGATCACTTTGATAGAGTCGTTAACGCCATACACACTGCGGGCTGATACGTCATGCGTGGCTGAGTCTGCATCGTTGTCGCCAGCGGTTGGGATGCTGAACGCCTGAAATGCGGCGTACTTGTAAGCCGCGCTCATGGCTTTGTTGGTGGCCTTGTCGCCGCTGTCCATCGCCTCGCCAAACGTCTTCACGGTATGCTTGCTGCCGTCTTCTGCGCACACAAAATCAAACTCAGCTTCGACGGTGACATAGAACAGCGCGCCACCTGATCGGCTGGCCCGTTCTTCGCATTGGCGAGACAAGACGCGAGGCAAAATGCATAGGCCATGCTCGGCCAGAAGTGGGGCGATTGCGTTGTAAACATCGTCAATGCCGCGAAACTTGTATCCGCTGCCCTGCGTGTTGGTTTGGTTCTTGCTAATGCCGGTGTGCGATAGCGCAGCCTGCACCTTGTTAATTGCTTTGTAGACATTCATGATTTACTCCTTAAATGGATCGGCAAGATGCCGGACTTTGCGGCGGTACAGCCAGCGCTTGATTGCGTGTAGAAGTTGCTTTATGGCAACGACGATCACTCGCCCACCTCCGCATTCATCTCGGCGTACTTGGTAGCAGCGCGTTCGACCAACTGCTTAGCAGCGAGCGAGACAATAGGATCGGTGCTACGCATCGCCACGGCCAGCAGCTTTACAACATCCGACAGGCTTGGGCCGTTGGAGTAGTCCAGTGCGTCTTGCAGGCACTCAGAAACCGTATAACGGCGCTGTGGCAGGTTGTCGTCGGTGTAAGACAGGCCCATTGCGCGAACCCTGTCGTAATCGGTGCCGGTGCCCGTCCAGCTTGGGGTGGCGTCTGGTTTGCCCAGCTCAATCGACTTGGTGAAGTCGTAGGCCAAGTCAGCATCCATGTCGGCTAGCCGATCACTGGTGGCGTACATCTGATCCAGCAGGCGTCGGGATTCTGCCGACTCCGTGACACAAATACTCATGATTTCTCTCCTGTGTTGCGCCGAGAAGTTCAGCGCATGGAGAGACTTTAAACCAGCAAAATTGCCCGGTCAAAACAATCATATCTATGCGTTTTTGATTTTCGATAGCTAAAACAAATTAGACTATGCAAGGTCAAGCAAACCAAAATAAAAGCATGAACAAGCTCACCATCAACGCGCTAACGCTCACTTTTGAGTCGGG